GGGGGCGGCCTCGGAGTTTTTTACGAGGGCATCCAGGTCGGTTGCCTTAAGTCCAATGTGGCCGGTGATTTCCTCGTAAAGACTCTGTACGTCTGCCGAGTCCCAATCCGCAAGTCTGGCAACATGCGATTCATTGAGAATCCGATTGCCTGCCGAGTCCACAAGGCACAAGACGATAAGCCTTCGCGCTGCCTCCTTGGCGCGGTCAGCACGCGGTGCCATTTGACCGCCTTGCACCTTGATAAACGACGCCTGAAAGTCGGAATTCTCACGCTCTGAAAGGCTCTGGATCCGGACCGTGTTACCGGAGATCGGCAGCGTTACGGTTTTGAATCGCCGCTGCACTGGGGCGAAAAGGGCATCGACGCCCGTGAGTTGTTCGGTCATTTTGTGGGGTTCCTTGTGGGTGGGTTCAATTCTCGTAAACGCGACTAAATAGCTTCACGGATGCCGTGTCGGCCCGTGCGTAAGGGGTTGCGGATGGTTCAAGGCGAAGCTGATTAGACTCGCCGGGAAAGAGTTTCAAGAGCGGGTAGAACGTGCCGGATACCTGCACGCCAATCTGCACGAAGTTCGTTGCGTCGAGATTCTGAAAGACGGCAAAGCCAAATGCGGTCAGGGTGGAAATCGTGATCGCAGTTCCCGCTGACGTTGTCGGAACGACCTGCGATCCGCCGGCCGCCCCGATGTTCGATTGGTTTACGCTTAAACTTCGCGTAATGCTTTCGGCAAAATTGCCGTTCGCAACCTTGATCGATGTCGATAGTTGAATCTCATTGGCCATTAAAGAACCTCTGCTTCGTTCTCGCCATTTTCGGATTCAAAATCTTCCAGCGAACCGGCAAAGTTCGGGCCGGGAATCTTGTTGCCGGATTGATCGTATCCAACCATGATTCCCGCTTCATATTCTGCAAAATCGTCCGGGTGAATCCCGAGCCGCGTGCGATGGTAGGCAAATTGCGCCGCAGCCGTTTGTGATTCATCCTGACGGTATGGCTCGGCCTCATCGTCGGCCGGTTCGGCATTTCCGTTTTTGATATGCACCCACGCCAGCGGGTCTTCCAGTTCCGTGCCGATCGGCAAAATGCCATCGGGGAACCGCTCGCATGGGATGCACGACAATTGCTCGGTCAATCGACATTTCATGTTCGTCGCTCCAATTACGTCGAGAAGGTGACCGACGACGAAAGCTTGATATCGAGCTTTGCTTTCACGCCATCCTTCAACGCCGCCGTAATCTGTGCGCCGTATCCGGCCGCTGTGAACGTCATCAAGCCGCTGCGCGTCGATGAACTGCTTCCAGAAAGCGATAGCTGGCCGGCTGATAACGCAGGCGCATTTACAAGCCCCATGAATCCGGCGTGTGAAGCGTTAGAAAGGTCAAGGAAGAACTCGCCGGAGATTTTGCCGGGTTCCACTCGCCCCGTAGTGGCGTAGGGAATGCCAGCGACCGGATTATCAAGATAGTCCGCCTCGTATGTCTCGCTCTCCACCGGTCCGACGTCGAGTGATAAGACCTGCGCGATAGGGGTCAGCGCAGCGGAAATCGTGAGACTAAGTACGCTACCCTTGCTCTTAAATGTTGACATAGTTATCTCCTTGCTTTTGCGGCCTCGGAGGCCAAAACCTTTCGTACCTTTTCAGCGGCCGCGACAACCATCTGGCTATCGCTCGCCGAGACTGCACCCGCGATGATCCCATTGAGAACTTCAGGCATCTTGCCGGTGGCGTGACCGCTCGCTGTGCGCCGTTCGCCGGTTCCCATGAGCCAGTGAATATTCGATGCTGATATGCCGACGCCTCGATCATCGTTCGTTCCGCGTTGGCCCCTTTGGGCGCGGGCACGCGCGGCTTCTTTTTTCTTTTGGCTAGGTTTCCCCACACCGAAACCAGCCTTGCCGGCGTAATCGTCGCCCTTCTTTTTCAGGCTCTTTCCGACCGTCTTTCGTGCTGCCTGCTTTTCTGCAGCGGTCATCGAGCTTGAATTCACTCCTGCGACGATAGCCTTTTTCAATTCCATCAGCCCAGCGTTGATGCCAGCCTTAGCCGCCTTTTTCGCTGACTTGTCCGCCAGAGTGGCAAGGCAGGAACGCAATTCGTCGAGTCCTTGGAGTCCGCTCATATCGCCTCCGATACGAGGGTGCTCATTTGAATCGTCCAGTCAAACCAATGCGTGTCGCCGCCGATATTTTGCGGCGATACGCTCGACACAATGGAGTCGATAACCACGTCAAACGCTCCGGTATACCCGGCTAGCAACGGCACAACGGCGGCCCTAAGCGTATCAACGCCAACACTTGAGTCGCTTCGGCACGTGACCGCCACGTCCGACACCGTAAAGCCACTATGGCCCGATAGATCGTTGTTCAGTTCGTCGCTGTCGTCCTGAATGATGATGGCCGGCGTCGTGTAGTTTCTTTGCCATGAGCGGTAGACGCGAGCCAATCCGCCCACACCGACAAGCGTTTGCACGGTCGCGTCGGCAATCAGGAGGTTGCGAATATTGGTGTAGAGGTCCATATTAAACCGTCAATTCCGTGGCCTTGATATCGAGGTCGCGGTGTAGTTCGCCCACGTCGTTGACGCTCGTAAAATTGAAACGTCTTCCTTGATACGTGGCACGCATCAGCGTGTTGATTCCCGGCTGATACAACATGCGTATCTGAAATTGGTTGGTTGGCGTCTGAATCTTGACGCCGTCGACATACGATTCCGCTCCGCCGATCGGTTCGATGCTCGCCCACGCATCGGCAACCTTAGCCCAGGCGTTGACCGTACTACCGTCCGTGGAAACATTGACCGCTGGCGCCTCAATGCTGATTCGCTTACGGAAGTTGCCTATCAATGGTGGATTAAAAACGCGGGTCATTTTCGTCGGTTCGGGTTAGGAATGTGCTGCTTCCAGTAGGCCATGTCTTGCAAAGCCCCCTCGAGGAAGGCCGATTCGATTTCGCACTTTTTTCCGTTCTCGTTGGCGACTGCTTGCCGCTGGCGGAATGTATCCATTCGAGCCGTCCACTTATCGTTCATGTCGATGTCGTCTAGCCCGTAGCGATAGAGGGCCTTCACCAGGTCGGTTTGCACCGGCAGCGTGACCTTGATGCCGCGACCTTCTGCCAGTCCGATCCAGTATTCGCACGATGGACGCTGCGAACCGTATTCGCTGTCGATGGCCATGTTGACGCCCCAAATGCCGATTTCATCTGGACGCATTGCAATCGCAAGGGCCATCTCGTAAGAGCAAGTGCAGGTATAGTAATCGCGGAACTGCGAAAGCATTTCATCCAGCGGGAACGCAATGCTGTCCGGATATTCCGGGTAGTGCTCGCGCATGAAAACAGGCTTACCGCTGCCGCCCTTTTGCAGCCACTGGTAATGCTCGGGCATTTCGGCAATCTGCTTTTGGTCGTGCCGGTGAATCTCGAAAAGCACGTCCCAGCGCGGAACCTCGTTGCGTTGCGGCGTGTCGTTGAGCACCCACACTTGCCAGGAGGGATCGGCAAACGGGGCCAGTAGCATCGTGTCCGACGCCTTGCCGACTATTGCAATCCGCTTCTGCTTAGGCATCACGTCACGCCACGACGGGGCGAGCCGGGCGAGGTGCGGCCGTCCGTTGGCTAGATTGTCGGGTATGACTGCGCTATGCACTTAAAACTCCTTGAAGCGGTAATTGCCCATCAACGCCCCGATGGCTGGCGGAAGCTGTGCGACCACTTCGCCACGGTTCAGGTACATATGGGCCACAAGCAGTAAAATCGCTTGCCTGATCGGCCCCGGAACATCCGTGGGATTCGGGCCGTAGCCAGTGACAACCTGGCACATCACGTCATCGCGGTAGCCGCGCGTAATCGGCCACGTTTGCAGACATTGAAGCCGGTAGAGCGGGATGCCGCGATGCTGCGACAGTTCGTAAATGCTTGTTGGGCAAACCGTGTAAACGCTGTTCGAGGACTGCGGGGCAAGGTACTGGATGAACGTCGAGGAAATAAGCGGTGGCCGGGGAATGTACATTTGCCACTCGAACCGATCCCACCAGTATTGCCAAGTCTGAGTGTTCAGCGAGCACCAGCATTCGGCCTCGATGGTCTGCCGTGCTGCCGTGATGAGCGTTGCCAAGTAGGCGTTGTCCGACGTGCTATCCAGCCGCAGATGCGCCATGACGTCGTTGATGCTCACCGGCTCAAGGGCCGGCGGCACAAGCAACAATTCCTTGGTTCGCGTGTAACTGGTCATGCGGCATTGCAGCGAGCGTTAGGCAGTGCGACGGTTGCGTGGAGTCATTCGTTCCGCGTTGCGATTCTGCGGAACCATCTTTTCTTCATGCGCGTCATCGGGAACGAGCACGGCGAGCCCGCGACGCACCCAGTGGTCCGCCACGCCGCCGGAAACGTCCATGATTTTGCCCGGCGTTCGGCCGCCAACGGCAACACCACGCCCGTTGCGGTCTAATAGTTTGACTTTCATTACGTTCTCCCTTGTGCGACCGGCCACCGCCAATAAACGGCGGCCGGCTTGACTACGTAAAGACCGTGCCACCTTGGCTTAGGTCGATACCTGGGGAACACTAAAGACCTGATTGGCGCCGTACTCGCCGGCCGTGTTCGGAGCGAGATCTCCGCGACTCAGTCGTGCAATTGCCGAGATGTTGTCGCTCGTCGAGCTGCTGGCCGTGAGCACCAGCGAAATCCAACGCTTGCGGCCCTTCAGGTCGATGTTAAAAACCTGGAGCGTCGAATTAGTGGACGTGCTGGGGAGATTCGAGCCAGCGCCGACAGCGGCGCCTAAGGGCGTGGACGTGCCGGCAATCGCGCCGGTAATGTCCGTGGTTGCCGTCGTGCTGGAATCGCCTTCGTCGAGCTTGAGGGCCGTGGCCGTTACGCCAGCCGCAAACGCCGCCTGTTCAAAGACTACCTCCAGAAACCCGAATCCGGCCGTATCGACAGGTCCGCCCGCTTGCGACGATGCCGCCTGCAATCCCGGCGCGAATAGCTGAAACCATTTTGCATTCGCTGCATTCATTCTAATTTTCCTTGTTTAACAGTGATTGGAAATTGGGATTGCGTTGGATTAGAAATACAACTGCAAGGCCACCATCGGGCCGGGGACGTTGGCGGGGTCGACGGGATCGCCGACAACGCTGTTGATCGCAACTCGCTGCGTAGCCTGGATTGCGATCTGGTCGAATTCGATGTAACGCTGATCGCTCGTTTTCACCGTCACGCCACGCCGCAAGCCCATGTAGGACGTGCTTTGCATGTCGCCCAAAATGGCGGGGATGCCGACCACTTTGCCCGAGCCGGCCGACTGGCTGCCCACGGTCGTCATGCCCTGCGTGACCACAACGGGGTATCCCAGGAAACGCAACGGAGCACCGTCCGAGAGGTACATGGCGATGTTACCGCCAGCAGCCTCAAGCAACGGCAAGATGCCTTGGTAGAACGTCGAGCGGTGCATGAACCACTTCGCCCGATTCTCGGCATAGAGCGGCAGGATGCCGGCAACCGCGTTCCAGTCCGCCGTTGTCGTTGCCGACACGGTCGTATGGCTGGATGCCGCCTTGGACAGCGAAGCCGCAGCGGAAACGCCGCCGACGGTGTTGGCAAGTTTGTAGAGGATGCCGGTAACGCCGCCATAGGTGCTCGTACCGTCGCCCACAAAGCCGTTGAGGTCCATCGACTTGGCAAACTGGTAGGCGAATTCACCCGCCAGCGTGTCCGCCATGCTGATAACGGCGTCTTCGTTCAACTCCGTTGACCAGCGGGTCATCTGGGCGTATTTCTTCGCCAGGAGATGCACCTGGTCGAACTGCATGGCCGACTCGGTCAACTGCCCGTTTTCGCCGGGGTAGTAAACCGTTGTTCCGCCAGCACGGCGCGGGATGATGAGCGTGTCGGAGGCCATGGGGAGCTTGTAGGCTTCCCGCTCCAACACCCCGTAGACTTCACGCAGGATAATCAGGGTCGATTCAAATTCTGGAAAAACCAGATATCCGCCCTGGACATTGCCGTCCTCGGCCTGAAACGGCGATAGCTTCCTGACGTCGAGGCCGGCCGCCGTACATTTCTCGCTGGCCCATTGCTTAACGTCGCCGGTGGCGCACGTGGCAAGCATCACCAAGCCAGCATGGTATGCGTTCTGGTAGCCAAGACCGTCATGGTTGTCGAAGTGCTTGAGCGAACTGCGGCCTCTGCGGCCGAGCATGTCCGAACGTCGCTTGGCGAGGTCTTGCTCAGGATTCTCCGGGCTCTGGCGGAGCGGCTCGGGCCGGTCCATGCCCATGCGGAAATCGTCGGCCAATTGCTGCCTGGTAAGGCGGGCGTTAGTGCCGGTGATCTGCTTTTTGAGGGTCTTGCCCTCGGTGGCGAGCGTGTCGAATTCGCACGCCTCTTCGTCGGTGTATTCGCGATTCGAGCCGTCCGGGCCGTGCAGAATCGCATCCATACGCAGCGAGATTGCGCCCACGCGGTCGCGCTTCGCTTGTAAATCTTCGAGCAATGCTTCGGGCATTTTTGCCTCCTCGTTTGGCCGGAGCCAAGGGAGGCAATGCGAATACGAAAAAACGCCGCTGCGCTACCAGGCTGCCGGCATTGTTTTGGGTAAACAACACCGAGCAGACTCGCGGCGCAACGGCGCTTTGAATGTCTACTGTTCAGTCGGACATTGGCACGTCAAAGGGCGTGGATTAACCGACTGCTTGATTCAATTACGCTCAAATATAATCCTCGGGGGGTTGACAGTCAAGAGCGAACTTTGCAGAAAAAGCAAAAGCCGGGTGTTAGCCCGGCTTCATGTTGAGCCATTGACTCCCTAGCCTTACCGCGCCCGGCCTAGCCGCGCCGAACCGAGCCGCGCCGTACCCCGCCCGGCCGAGCCCAGCCTTACCGCGCCAAGCATGGCCTTGCCCGGCCACGCCGTGCCACACCAGGCACAGCTTCGCCGAGACTCGCCAGAGTTGGTCAATAATAGCGGCCGGAGTCCCGCGCCGAGACTTGCGATCAGAAAGCGCAGAAAACCGGCCGCGTAGGTCCGTTTGTGAAAGTCGCAAGTCTCACGTAAGGCACTATACGCTACGGCAACGAAGGCGTCAAGCGATATTTTTGCGGATTATTTCCGGCAGGAAACGAGCCAGTCGCTATCCATCCACTGGCCGCCTTCGCGTGTCGTCTCGGACGTTTCGATGTTCATCGCGGAGAACCCAGAAAACAAATTCGCCAAGTTACCTTGCGAGGCAAAACTGAGCATCATCCCAGCTTCGCCGCGGCCATCCTCTGGTTGCAAGCTGCAATCGGGATCCACCCACGGATTCTCCGACGTCGGCCGCCTGCCATGCAGATATCTTGAATCGTTCAAGGTGCGCAGAACCACAAACGCCGATCCTCCCGGCTTGAGCACTCGCTGAATCTCGACGATAGCCTTCCGCGTGTCCTTCAACTCGCCGTAGTAGAGCGAGCCAAAGGCGAGGGCAACCGCAAACTTGCCATCCTCGAACGGGAGGGATTGTGCATCGCCTTTCCATAGTCCAGCGCCACCACAAGTTGCAGCGGCAGCACGAAGGGCCTTCAGCGAGATATCGACGCCGTGTTCCACATAGCCGAATTCGCGGAGTAGCTTGAGATGCCGTCCAGCACCGCAACCAATGTCGATAGCGTCTTGGCCGTTGCCGTCGCCCATGCCAGCCAGGAACCGCACGGCGTGCTCGCTCGGGTATCTAGTCCGATACCGTGGCTGCGAACTCAGTTTGTCCCATAGGCATTCCATCGTGACTGCTTCCTGGGTCGCTTCCATGTCAAATTCCCTGCAAGGCGCGGTTGCGAATAATATCTGCGGTCCGCTTGAATCCCTCGTGGGCCATCGTATGGACGCAGGATAGGTGCGGCCACGCTGGCGAATGCTCCTGATAAAACACGTTGATGCCGTGCTGTGCCAAGCCGCAGTTGGCGTCGATCATCTCTTTGGAGCCGGCAGCGTTTAGGAGCGTGTCGGCCCCGAACCATCGGCATATTTCCACAATCCTGGTCAGCTTGCCGTGGTCCTCGATTCCACGCGGGATTGCCGATGAGCAGGAAATTGGCGTGTAGATTCCCATTTCCTTTAGGAAAGCGTTGATAAGACAATGGTTGATGAACGACAGATTCTTCGAGCCGATGCGGTTCAAGATGCTCGCCACGACCCAGAACACCGCCTCGCCGTGTCCGTCGGCCTGCCCTAAAGGATAGTAGGCTTTCTGGATAGCCGCCAAATGCTCGCCACGCCAATTCCGCGAATCGTCGACAACCACGTCTTTGATTAGTTGCCGCGATGGTCCTTTAGTCGGGACGGACAACCATTTCTCATTGCCGTCAACCAGAATCTTATTCCGGTGATGCCACGACCTACGGCAGAACTGCACGTCATCGAACAGCACAAAATGGTCTACGCTGGCGATGAGGTTGAAATATCCCAGCCAAGGAAGATACGTCGGCTGCATGATGGCAATGGTGGTCATTGTCGCTCGTTCTGCTTCTTCAACACGCTGGCAATTCGCTCCGTCAGTTCATGCGATGTCATTCTGTCCGGCAACAACTCGGGCCGGTTGATGCGAACCCACTCGATGGTGTCGAGAAGGTCAACTTGCGTGACGTTATTGCGGCATTCGTTGTGGGCCTGGATGGCAAGCCGACCGTTGATGCGAACGATGTCGACGGGATCTTCTTCGCAGTACTCCCGGACGCCTTCAAGGGCTTCGGCGATGAGTTCAGGTTCGGTCATAGCGTCACCATGTCCATCGAGGCGTATTCCCGCTCGCGGCGTTGTCGGTCGTTCAACCCCTGCGGAGCGTCGGCATTGGGTGGTGCGTCCGGCGTATCGTCCGCCGATGGCTGGGCGTCGTCATCGGCCTGGGGTGGCGGACTTGCCAGGCAAGCATCGCAGGGTGTCTTGCTCATCGTGATAACCCGCGATTCGTTCGCCACGTTGTCGCAGCCGCAAGCCAACATCGTGCCGCCACATTGCCGGCAGAGCGTTTGGTGGTGGTAGGCCAGTGTGGATCGGCATCCGTCATGCGAGGCGGTTTGCGTGCCATCGGTGGGTGCGTTTGGCATGTCTTCGCTTATCATTAGCGAATCAATACGAGCGAATTCTGCGGCAGAATACTTTTCCGCAGCCATCTTCATCCAATCTTCAAGACTGCATTCTTTCTTCCCAAACCGGCCATCAAGATATCTCTGCAAATACGCCCCCGCGTGCTTCTCGATGAATTTCCTGTCCTTGCCAGCAAAGTGCTTGTTCAGCCCTTGCTCGGCTTGGAAAACCAAGGCGTTCGGCAATCCATCGATACTCAATCCCGTGCCCACAAGACCATCGACGGCGTCGCCAAAGGCAACCGCGTCGCAACCGTGCAATCGAAGGGGTCGCCACAACGGAGGCAACTGCTCGCCGTTCTTATCGAGCAACGGCCGGCCAGCGAAATCGGTTTGGTATTCTTCTTCGAAGGTGAGCACCAGCGATGACGACACCATGTCAGGATCTTCCTGCGAAAGCCGTTTGATGTGGCCGCCCAAATCACCCTCCGGGCCGTTGTGACTGCATTCCAGGAGGTGAAGGTCGCCGCGCACGCAAGGGACAATATCGGTTTTCAGTTGCCCGAATGATTCACGCGGCCCGGCAACCGACATGCGAAAGTTTTTGAATCGCCCGAGTTCGCGCCCGAGTCCATCATTAGATTCGTTCTGATGTTGGAATCGACACACAAGCCCGTTCGGGGCATTGCTGGCCAGATTCAAAATCATTTCGAGCGACTTCGCGTCGAAGCAGCCGCGGCCTTCGGACTTGAAGTTGCCAAGTTGCGCGATGCAACAGCCTGGAATGATGTTCGGGTCTTTATCCTCTGCGGATGGATCGGGGGCCATTGTCCCGGTCATCACCCGCAAGCGTTGCTCTGCCGATCCCGGAATTGCCCCCAGCGGTCCGGCCTTCAAAGTTTCAATTCCCATTTCAAACCCTTTCTGCGGCATCGTCGCCGCTTTCGTTTCGCATTTCGTTGATTGTTTTCAGGCCAGCGGCCTCGCTTCGCCGCTTGCCAACGGCTTGCACTCGCCCAAAAGCGTCGTTCATCGCCGCTCGTCGCTCCTTGATTTGCTCTCGTAGCGCTTCATATCCGGCCTCAAGCCAGTCAATGGCGCGGTCGGTGCTGCAATCAAAATATGCCCCGTCGCCTGAATGGTTTATGTCCATCACCTTGGCAATTAGAGTCGCCAGTCGGGCAACGTGTCGCGGCTGAAAGTCAATGTTAGCCATGGATCCACCCCCACAGACACAACGCCAAGTGATTACTCATTGGCAATACCTGTAATCTTCACGAATGTCGAAGCGGATCGACTCCATTGTTTTTCGCATTTCGTTGGTATAGTGGGTTAGGATTTGCTCAACCGGAAAACTAAGCCAGCTTAGAAAAAAGTCTTCGTGGCTTTCCTTCTCCGATGGAACCCACAACCCTTTCGGCTTCTCATCTTCTGGCGGGATTACCAGCGAGCCACTCTTGGCAAGTTGCTCAGCGCGTTTGAATTGTTCAGAGGTCATCGTTGCATTACCTCCTCGATCCGTGACGACACTCTATCCTCGTCATCGGCCATATCGGATGCGATGGTTTCGAGACTCAGTAGAATATCTCCGGTTGTCGCCGCACGTCGCCACATTTCTGACTCGCAGCCCCATCGACGGCAAACCTCGTTTGTCTGTTTTCGCTCTTGAGCTATCAGTTCCGCCAACCTGCGCCAGTTCATTGTCGCGGCTCCTCGCCAAATGCAGGCTGCACAACAGGCTTGAGACCCAAGGCAATATGTCGCGTGTAGGTGCGACTCTCGTCATCGTATGACGGCATAGCGATGTTTCGACACCGGGAAGAATTGATCAAACCGTGGAACGGTCCGCCTATGAAAAGTGCTCCCTCTTTCATTTTCCCCACGCCTCCACAACGGCCGCCACTCGCTCCGGCAGCTTGGCTGCCGGGCACTCCGACGCCGCCAAAAGTGCCTCCCGCTTGCCGCCGACATGCTCGTTAATCGTTTCGTCAATCTCGACGTCGGTTGCCGCTCCGCCTGACGAGGGACCGTCGCGCAGGAGCACTACCGTCCGCACTGGCCGCTCAAGTGCCTCCCGCAACGTCTCCGCGTGCTTGACGTAGAACGCATCAAGTCGCGTCAGGAATGTTCGCGGGTCTTTGGCCGCCCGTATCGCTTCGTTGGCCTCGATTCGCTCCATTCGCTTCAGCGTGTCCGCCACAACCGCCTCTGCGGCCGCAACCGCCTCGTTGCTGGATAGCGAGCCCGGCCCATGTGCCTGCGGCTCGCCGGGCTCTCCAGGTGTCACTCCGTCGCCCGGAGCCACTGCCCCCGGAGATTCCGTCACACCATCGCCGCCTGACTTGCCAAGCACCCAATCTTTGTCCGTAGCCTTGCTAAGTGGCACCATGTTACGCGGAATAAAATGCTCGTCTGCGTTCGGGTCCGCCTTGCCATCGGAATCGGTGATCTCGTTCTCGCCCTGCTCCCGCCGAATCTCGTTCAAGGAGTAATACCCAATGGAGAACATCGTGCGATACCAAGCCGCCTGAGCGTTTGGGTCGCCTTCCATGAACTTCTTTAGGTCAAACTCGCATTCAAACGGAGGCTTCAGGAGGCGAACATCAATTTCGCCCTTCCACGAGATGCACCACGGCAGCATAGTCAACTGCATGAACTCGCGGAACAGTTCCGGGCCGGCCTTGCCGCCATACGCTTGGACGTAGAGCAAATACGGGTTAATCCGCCATATTCTAGCCACCTCCGCAATCATAAAATTGCGGGCCTCGATCATCTGCGTCGAGTTGGCGTCTATTGTTGACTGCTGGAAAAGGGTTCCCTCTTCGAGTAGTGGCCGCTTGTGGCGATTGCCATGCTCCGCGTAGGATTCCATCGACTTCTTTAGTCGATCGTAGGCCGGCTCAGTGAGCGTGCCCGGAACGGTGTAATGTCCCTGCACGGCTGTGCCATTGCGAAACAGTTCATTCGCGTATCGTTCGGCCGCCTTGTTGCCGCCGATGGCCTCCTTGAGTTGCGATATGGGCGATTGGCCGGCCAGGGCGTTATCGGAGTTGTATGCGATGTGGAGCATGTCCTCCAGCGCAACCGGGTCTTCTTCCTGCCCGCTATTGTCTCGGCAGCGGAACTCCAGCTTGCCGCTTTTCGGGTTACGTACCAGCTTCGTGCGATCCGGCTTACTGGACCGCTGCCACAGTGCATAGGGGTCGCCGCGTCCCGTTCGCTGGATTATCGAGAAGGCATTCCCAAATCCAGAGGCGTTACGCTGCGAAGAATACCACCACCGCGGAGCAGTCGTTTCCCGGTTTGGCTGCCGGTTCAAAAGAGTTAGCACGGGGTGATCGTCAACGAGCGTCTTGCGGCCAGACTTCTCGCGACGATAGATGTTCACCGGCAAAACCTGCATCGTCTCGGCCTGCACGTTCACAGCCGCGCGTACGGCCGGAATGCGCATGGCCGACTCTTCGTTGATATGCTCGCCGGCCGACGTTGGCTCGCCACCATTCGCCCAGTCGATGAGCCACTGGCTTGGGTTGTAGGTCGAGTCGAGAAACCGCGTCATGCCTAGATCGATCAATTCCGTAATCATGTCAAGCCTTTTTCCGTCTGCGGTAAATCCCCACCGCTGCCATTATGAACGCCACGCCAACGATCGCCAAAGCCTGCGGCGGCGACAGATACACGCCAGCTACCATGCACGCTATTCCAACAATCACCATGAGGTCTAAGTAATACGCCACCTCATACGCTCCGAAGTCCAGGGAGCCTTTCGTAACACGACGAATACTCACTGCCGTTGAGGGAGGCTCTTGCAATCCCCATAATAGTTGCCACCACGCCGTCGATGCGCCCCGTCGATTTGCCCTTGTGCGGCTTCACGTTATCAGCCGCATCGCGATCGGGCTTGGCGTTCGATACCATCCAACGCATGACGGGGTTTCGATTGCAGCTTACGTCACCGGCAATGATCGCTCGCTCGAGTTCCTTTGCCGCGGGCGACATGTCCTTGAACCCCTGGCCAAATCCGAAAATCGTAAAGCCGTCCTGGCCAAGTTCGGTGATTATCTGCGTGGCGTTCCATCGGTCGGCCGCTATTTCCTTGACTTGGAAACGCTCGCCCAGTTCGTTGATATCGCGACGTATGCGGGTGTAGTCAATACTGTTGCCCGGAGTCGGCTCAATGAACCCCTGCTTGATCCACGTCTCGTAAGGCACGTTGTCGCGTTTGCCACGATCATAAATCCCGTCACCGGGCACCCAGAAGCGAAGCAGCACGCGATACTTTCGCTCGCCTTCGACAAACACCATAGCGAAGGCCGATAAGTCGGTGGTTGTCGATAGGTCCAGTCCACACCAGCATGGCCGGCCAATCAGTTCGGATTCTTCAAAGGCAACATCGGAAGCATCCCAAGATTCGAGCGAAAGCCACCTCTCGTCAGTCTGCGTCCGCATGTTCAAGTGCAGCCTCTTGAATTCGTTTTCCTTACGGGGGATGATCTTCGCCGTCTCGCACATTTGGTGCAACTCTTCCTTGGAGACGCTAACGCCGATGTTTGGATTGGCTGCCTTCCACACCTTGGGAGAAGTCCAATCGGCGTCCTGCGGAGTTTCGTATATTACCGGAAGGAACGTCGGGTCATTCACCAGCCCGTCGCGAACTTGGCAGGCGTAGTTGTGCCGCTCATTGCAGATGCTCGGCCGGTCATAGTCCGCCGTGGTGATCGACAGGAAGAGCGGCTCGGCGCGGTTCTGGCTGACCATGGCCGATCGGAGGACGTCGTATAGTTCGGGGCTTGGTTGGGCGTGCAGTTCGTCGATAATCGTTAAATGCGGGTTGCCGCCATGCTTGGAAAAAGCATCGGCAGAGATCACGCGGACGAAAGACGAGTCGGACTTGCGGACGATCGATCGTGATTGCCCAGCCTCCTGGCGTCCGCCGTAAATATCGGCCATGTTTTTCAACACCGGTTCCGATTCGACCATGCCCTTCAGGTGGCGAAAAAGGAATCCCGCCTGCTCTCGCATACTTGCCGCGATATAGTTCTGCTGCGCCTGCTCCGTCTCGCAAAACAAGACATAAGCCGCAAGTCCGGCAACTAAAGGCGTCTTCCCGTTCTTGCGAGAAACGTACAAAAGAGACTCACGATACCGCCGCACGGTTCGCCCCTGGGCGTTCTTTCTCTTCCATCCGAACAGGTTCCCGACGAATGCCTGCTGCCATGGCTCAAGCACAAACGGTTGATTCGCAACCGCTCCCTCGACGTGCTTTAAGCATCGCGGGAAGAAATCTACCGCTCGTTGCGCAGCCTTAGCGTCAAACCAGCATTCGCCCTTGGTGGCGAATGGGTCATAGCCCGGAATCAGGTTTTTGCACATCGTGCGAAGGATCAATTGCCGTTCTCT